CTTGTATCTTGTCCTCTATGACTGATATTTCCTGTTCGATGTCCCTCGTTCTTTGTGTCAGGGATTCTCGTTTTGCGAAATACTCATCTTTCTTTATGATACCTTGCTTATGCCTTTCATAACACTGCATTTTGGAAATTTGATTCTTTTGTTGTTCCGCTTCCAGCTTTTTCTTTCGCTCAAGCAGGCTCTCACAAATACTTTCCTTGACTCTATATTCAATCATTCTCGTCTGTTCTTCCTCAAGAAAATGCCCGGTATAAAGCTGAATTTCCTTTGACACGATTTCTTCCAATACCAGAGCTTGTATCTTTCCTTTCATACAACCGCAGTCTTTTGCCTTGTACCGATATGGACAATAATATCCGTCACTTTTTCCGGAATAAACGGTATAGCTCATCTTATGATGGCATTTTCCGCAATAGACTTTATCCTGAAGAATATGAAAATGCTTCCGTTCTCGACTAATATGTTTTGCATTGCTGCTTAATCGGTTTTGAACTTCCGCAAAATCCTCTTGGGAGATGATGGCTTCGTGCATATTTTCACGTATAATCCAGTCTTCGCTATCCATCCATTGTCGATGATCCGAGCCGACTTCATACACTCTGGTCTTTCCTCCAACGATTGCTCCGGTATAAACTCGTTGGGTTAAGAGATAGCGAACGATTTGTCCTGTCCAGATCCCCGTTCCCCTTTGTAGTCCTATGTGCTTACCGGGTGTTAAGACTTTTCTCTCATTTAAGTCTTTGGCAATCGCAAGCATACTTTCTCCGCTTAAATATCTTGCAAACACTTCTTTCACAATCGGTCTTACTGCTTCATCAACAATGAGTTGATGATGGTCGTTTTCGTCTTTCACATATCCGTAGGGTGCTTTTGATCCGAAGTAATAGCCTTTCTCTTGTCTGATTTTAACGGAGGAACGAATTTTTTGCGAAATGTCCTTGGAATAGTAGTCATAGACAAGATTCTTAAAAGGAATTTCCAAACTGCTGATTCCGTTTTCATTATTCTTACTGTCATAGTTATCATTCACCGAAATAAAACGAACTTGCATAAAGGGAAAGATCTGCTCAATATAGGCTCCGGATTCGATATAATCTCTGGCAAAGCGAGATAAGTCTTTTACGAGTATGGTCTTTACTTCATTTTTCTTGACCAAAGCGATCATCTTTTGAAATGCAGGGCGATTAAAGTTCGTTCCGGTATAACCGTCATCAATATGTTCCCTAATCTGAACACCTGTAAATTCTTCTTTGGAGTGGATATAATCCTTTAAGATTTCTCTTTGGGAAGTGATACTGTTGCTTTCATCTTGCTGATCGCCATCTTCCAATGAAAGTCTTAGATAAAAATCTACGGTATTCATAGCATCACCTTTTTACCTTTCTTCCGATTTTTTCGGTAATGACCGGTGTTTCTTCAAAGTTGAATTGGATTTCTACCGTATGGTCTTTTCCGATGAATATCTTATCTATGATGGCTTTCACAAACTCTTTGTCCCATTTCTTTGTCTTGCCCTTAAAGAGAGCTTTCAGATACTTGTGCTTTTCTTCGAGCCTTCGTTTTTCTTCTTCAAAGATGGCAATTTGCTTTTCTTTTAGGTGTTCCAGTTCTTTTTTCTTCTGATGAAGATGTTCCTTTTCTCGTTCAAAATCTTCCTTTCTCCAAACTCCCAAGACATACTTTTCGTAATACTCACTTTGAAGCCTGCTCAGTCCTGAGATTCTTCTGCCGATTTCTGTCAGTTCTTTTTCCTTTTGCTGCTCCACTTCTCTTTTTTTATCCGCATACCCGTCTAAATATGCCTTATAGCTTTTCTTATTGTCGGAAAGAATGGTGTCAAATGCAGCTTTTACGGTATTTTGGAGTGTTAGCTCTGTAATTGCCGTTCCGCATTTTTCCGCTTTATATTCTCCAAATCGGTTACAGCTAAAGTAAAACACCGTTCTTTTCCCGCTTAATTGTCGATGGACGCTCATTCTTTTTTGACAAAGGTTGCAGTAAACCATACCTCGAAAGATCGTATCGTCTTTGGCAGCCTCATTTTCCTTCCTGCTTCTTTTTATCGGAGCTGATTTTTCGGACATCTTCTCCTGCACCTTTTCAAAGGTATCCATCGAAATAATGGCTTCATGGGCATTTTCGGTTACTGTCCAGTGTTCTTCAGAGAGTCTTTCCCTTGATTTCCCTTCATAAAGATGTTTTTGATTTCTTCCCTGTATTAAAGTTCCAGTATAGGCACGATTTTTAAGCACCTGTAAAATTGTAGTCGGTTGCCATATCCGAATCGCTTCTTCACTATCAGATACGGCTTTTCCAAATTTTCGATAATCAGTTGCGATATACACTCTTTTTTCCAGAAGAAGTTTGGATATACCCAGTGTACTCAGTCCTTTCAGATAGGCATCAAAGATTTCTTTAACAATGGGAGCTGTATTTTCATCCGGATACAAGCGTCGGATTCCATCTTCATCTTTTCGTGCCACATATCCATAAGGAGCTGCTCCACAGATGAATCCGCCTTGTTTGATCCTCATCTGATGAGAGCTTGATACTTTCTTTGAAATATCCGTTGCATAGGTTTCATTGACAATATTTTTTAGAATGATTTCCAGTGATTTATTGGGATCGTCCATGTGGAAAGTATCTAAATTGTCATTGACTGCCACAAATCTTACCCCAAGAAACGGGAAGATCTTTTCAATGAAATTGCCAAGTTCCGTATAGTTTCTTCCAAACCTTGATAGGTCTTTTACAACAATGCAGTTTACTTTCCCCATTCGTACTTCATCCATCAAGTTTTCAAAGTCCGGTCGCTCGAAGTCCGTTCCCGTCTTTGCAATATCTTTATAGATTCCTGCTAAACTGAAATCCTCACTTTTTTGAATAAAGCTCTCGCAAAGAGCAATTTGATTTTCTATGGAGTCGCTCGGTTTTTCTTTTTTATCTCTTGAAATTCTTGCATAGATTGCCGTTTGAAAACTGTTTATACTTTCTTTGTTTAGCAGTTGTTCTTCCGACTTTATTCTTCGATTTGCTGTTCTTGCCATCTATACCACCTCCCTGATTTCAGGAGTTTGAGCGGTATAGCTGCTTAACTTATCCAGAATCTCTATCGTTTCGTCATAGTTAAACTGAATTTCGATTTTTTTATCTTCCGAAACATAGATTTTATCAACAAGTCGAACAAGGAGTCCTCTTTCTAAAGTACCGATGTTTTGATACTTTTTGATATCTGCAAGGAAATTCTGATTGCCCAAACTCTTTTTGTAGAGACTTGCAATTTCTTTGCTCTGCTTTTCTAAAATCAGCTCACTTTCTACGATACGATTCGTGTAAAACTCTCTCATATCATAGAATTCTTCTTCCGCAATAACGCCTTCCTTCAAATCTTGATAAAGGGAAGATTTTAAAAGTTCAAATTTTGCCTTGCTTTTCTTGGTGTATTCCTGTCTTTTATCTATTTTTTGAAACAGTTCATAGGATACTTCCATCTCTTTGATTTTCTCTGAAACACTTTCGTATTCCCCAAGATACTGAATATAATGACGAATCATTTCAAGCACTGTCCTTTGCAATTCTTCCTGCTTTATAGAGTGCCTGCTACAATCTTGCCCTTTATTGTATGAGGAGCAAATATAATAGACGGTCGGTGTTTTCCCTCGTTTATCGACTTTCTTTGTCATCTGTGCGTTACAATCTTTGCAAAAGAGAAGTCCGGAAAACAAATCCGCTTTTTCTCCGACCGTTTTTGCCTTGATATCGCATTTTAAAAGTTTTTGGACGATTTCAAAGTCATGGGGATCAATAATCGCCTCATGGTTATCTTCAATTTCAATCCAATCGCTTCTATCTTTGGAAACCACTTTATCCAGCTTATAATTGATTTTTTCTCGTTTTCCCTGTTGAAGTGTTCCAATATAGACCTCATTGGTTAAAATGCGATTGACCGCAGGTGTATCCCACTTGGCAACCGCCTTTGTGCTGAAGCCTGTCTTATACCTTATTCCCTTTGCCTTTTTATGCTCCATCGGTGAGGGGATTCCATTATCGTTTAAGTGTTTGGCAATTGAATAGGAGCTGTATCCTTCCAGTTTCATAGAGAAGATTTTTCGCACCACATATTCCACTTCTTTATCAATTACTATTTTGTGCTTATCTTCTTCATCTTTTTCATAACCGTAAGGAGCATAGTTTGATATAAACTGCCCTTGTTTTCTCTTTACTTTACAAACACTTCTGACCTTTGCAGAGGTATCCCTGCAATAGTTGTCGTTGATGAAATTTTTGAAAGGAATCACCAGATTCTTTTCCGTTTCACTGGCTGTGAAACTGTCATAATTGTCATTTAAGGCAATGAACCTGATGTCAAGAGAGGGGAACACTCTTTGCAAATATCTTCCGCTGTCAATATAATCTCTGCCGAAACGGGATAAATCTTTTACAACAATACAGTTGATACTGCCTGTGATCACATCTTCCATCATTTCTTTAAATGCCGGTCGTTCAAAATTGATTCCTGAATATCCGTCATCCACATATTCCTTTGCAAGCTCCATCTCCTCGTTTTTATCAATGTAATCTTGGATCTGAAGTCTTTGATTGGAAATACTGTTGCTTTCCGCTTTGAAATCTTTATCGTATTTTTCGTCATCCTGAGATAGTCGAAGATACATGGCTACCCGATAGGTATCCGAAATTCTTTTAGACATAACAAAACCTCCAAACTTTCATATTCTTTTTCAAGAGAAATATGATAACTTGGAGTCTTTTCAAGCACTTATTTAAGTTGTATCCCTATTTGATTCGTATTATACCATAAATTCGTAAAAAAGTCTGCCCCTTTTATCATATTTTTAATCAAGCAGCATCGCTTTCTTTTCTAAATAGGACAAAAAGCAATCCGCTAAACTTCTTCCGTTTCCCGCATAACTGCATTTGACGATAACATTTCCGACTTTCATAAAGTACATGGAAAGCGGATCCATTTTTTTCTTGTTCTTTATATCTTCAATGTCCGGAACGAGTCTTTGATCAATCTCATTCACCGACATATTTTTATATCTTGTTAATTCTTCAATGTCCATAAAAAAGCTCCTTCCACCGTTATTTTCTTTCTTTAAGTTTTTTGACATTGGTAGGTGTCTTGGCTGACAACATAGGAATCTCACCTCCGCCTCTTATTCCAGACGAGCCGGCATAA